GCTTTCACTGTTGGACTTGCTAATGTATTGGCTCATCCAGATAGGCATGAAAGTCATATGAGTCGCGAATATCTTGCGCAAACTGCATATCATGTCGAACGTGATCTCTGTCATTATCCAGTCGGTAAACAAGACCAATATGCAGCTGCATATGGTGGTATGAATTTATTCGAATTTAATAAAGACGGAAATGTTGACATCAAGCCTCTGACATACAACAGAGATACTTGGACAAATCTTGAAGATCGTCTGTTGCTTGTCTACTCTGGTCGTGGTCGTAATGCTAATTCGATTCTTCAAAAGCAAGCAGCAGCTATGGACGATTCTGTAAAGTTTGATCTTGTCCGTCGTTCTCGAGATAAGGCATATGTTGGTGCTCGTTATCTCCGTGAAGGCAAGCTAGATGATTTCGGTTCGCTTCTCCATGATGCTTGGATGGACAAGAAGGCAGTAGAAACTTCTATTACCAATGAATATTTTGATGAAATTTACACGAGAGCAATTGATTCAGGTGCTCTCGGCGGTAAGCTTCTTGGTGCTGGTGGTGGTGGATTTTTTATCTTTTATGTCGATCCTTCAAATCGCCAAAAAGTTATTGATAGCATCAAACATGAAACTCAATGTCAGGTATACGACTTCAATTTTACAGAGTATGGTAGCCGGATTACGTCACATTGCTGAGCTAAATAAAAGTGTTGACACTCCTGCTTTTTTAAGGTAGTATAATAGTTATGGGCATTGTTATTAAATTTCCTACGTCTCACGTAAATCCTCCTCTTGATGAGGATGAGCTAATCTCCAGTGTGGACAATATCAAATACAATCACATCGAAGAAACGCTGGCTGTTGTCCTCCCAATGTTGTTTAACAACTTGGATCTGGCTTCATTTGATTTCGAATCAGTCGAGGAAGAAATAGCTGATGCCTTTATCAAAGACGGATCGTTTCTTGTTGAGTCGATCCGTTCCATGATGTGTAAGTATCATGGCATCTATCATCCGTTCCAGGAAATTGCCGAGCAAATTTTCCAGCAGGATGAAGATGGGAACTATAATCTAGCGAAAAGAATCGAACTAGACCTAGTAGGTTTTAAAGTTGAAAGGAACAGCGAAAGCTGATATAATATGATTATTGTTGATTTGTCTCAAGTGATGTTGTCCAATCTTATGATGCAGATTGGTAACCATACAAACGCTAAGATTGAAGAGAATATGGTTCGCCATATGGTATTAAATTCTCTTCGCTCGTACAAGACAAAGTTTGGTGATGAATTCGGTGAGATGGTGATCGCATGCGATAACACCAACTACTGGCGCAAGCAGATGTTTCCTTACTACAAAGCTAGCCGCAAGAAGGCTCAGGAAAAGTCAGAGATGGATTGGAAGGCAATTTTCGAATGCCTGAACAAGATCCGTGCTGAGCTCAAGGAATATTTCCCCTACCGTGTTATTGATATTGAATCTGCTGAGGCAGATGACATCATTGCAACTCTGTGTGAAAATTATGGTCAGTTCAATGAGAAAGATATTCTCATTCTTTCTGGCGATAAAGATTTCATTCAGTTGCATAAACACACGCATGTGAAGCAATATGACCCTGTGCGTAAGAAGTGGATTCAACATGAGAATCCTAATCAGTATCTGATGGAGCATATCCTTAAGGGAGATAGCGGCGATGGCGTACCTAACGTACTTTCTTCTGACAATTGTTTTGTTATTGGGGAACGCCAGAAGCCGATGACGCAGAAGAAGATTGATGCATTTATTGAGCTTGGCTTGGATGGTAAAATCGATCACCCAGTTTTTCGCAATTACATGCGCAATAAACACTTGATTGATCTAAGTATGATACCCGCTAATGTCAAGGGTAATATTTTAGAATCATATGAAGCGCAAAATAACAAGCCACGCGATAAGATGTTCAATTATTTTATTGCATTCAAACTTAAACATCTAATGGAATCAATCGGAGAATTTTAATGGGTATGAGAGTCGGCGTTGCCGAGTTTTTAGAGAAGGTTGCAAAGCTTAAGAAGAGAGAAGAGAAAGTTGCTGCATTGAAGTACAATGACAGCTTTGTTATTCGCACAATTCTTCAGGGCGCATTTGATCCTCGTATTAAGTGGTTGCTGCCAGAAGGCGAGGCTCCATATAAGCCTAATGATCTGGTTGATCAGGAAAATGTTTTGATTAAGGATGCACGTAAGCTCATTCATTTCGTTGAAGGTGGCAACCCTGGACTCAAGCAGCTTAAGCGCGAATCAATGTTCGTTGAGATGCTTGAAACTGTTACTCCTGCTGACGCCAAGCTTCTTTGTGCTATCAAGGACAAGAAGTTGCCTTGGAAGGGTATTACCGCTGATATTGTTGCAGAAGCATTTCCAGGACTACTTCCCGAATGAGCAAGCAGATGATTAAGAAGTTTCGTAAAAACGATTGGTCTTATGACGACGAAGAATATGTTAGTCCAAAAAATAAAGTAAATAAGAGAAAAGAGAAGCGAGTCGAACGTGCTTTACGCACCAAAGATCTTACTGCTCTTTTGGAAGATGAAGACGAAACTGGTTTTGAATCGAACTATTCTACATTTGAGGAAGAAAATTTGTAATGCCCATGTATTCCTTCATAAATAAAGAATCAGGCGAAGAGACGACACACTTCATGTCGATGTCTGAGCTCGATGAATACCTAGTATCTAATCCACATTTATCGCAAACGTTGTGTGCACCTCCAATTATTTCTGGCGTTCCAAAAAAGCCAGATGATGGTTTCAGAGATTTGCTTAAGAATATGCATAAAAGCAACTCAAAGGGATTTAAGAGGTCAACTATCAACACTTTTTAAAAGAAGAAAACAATGGCAACTGAGAGAATGACAAGAAAACAGAAACGAATTCTACGTCAACAAGGTGCACAAGAGGATACAGTCCAGCGTAATAATTTGAGTCTAAAACATTTCGATCCACTAACAGCAAATCAGAAGCTTACATTTCAAGCGTTTAATAATAAAAATTTGATGCTCCATGGTATGGCTGGTACTGGAAAGAGTTTTATTTCACTTTATCTTTCTCTCAAAGAAATTATGAAACATGATACACCTTATAAGAAAGTTGTCATTGTAAGAAGTGTGGTACCAACAAGAGACATGGGTTTCTTGCCTGGTAATAATAAAGAAAAGGCTAAGGTATATGAAGCTCCTTATTATGCTATTTGTACTGAGCTATTTGGTCGGGGCGATGCGTACGAAGTTCTCAAAGGTCGAGGAATTGTCGACTTCATTTCAACTTCTTTCATACGAGGCATTACTCTTAATGATTGTGTCATTGTGGTTGATGAGATTGCCAACCTGACACTTCATGAACTCGATTCGATCATCACTCGTGTTGGTAAAAATTGTAAGATTGTTTTCTGTGGTGATTTTAGTCAGTCTGACTTCACTCGAGACCAAGACAGAAATGGTCTCAAGGACTTCATGCGAATCATCCATAAGATGAAAACGTTTGATTTTATTGAATTTGATGAGAACGACATTGTTCGTTCCGCAATGGTGAAAGAATATATCATTTCGAAACATCGTTTGGGGATTAATGCGTAAAAAGATATTTGAGCATCGGTTCTTTCCAGCAATGAAACTGGAGAGAATCGAGATTGATGGCAAGCGCCACTATGTGACACCAGAAGGCAACAAATATAAATCTGTTACCACAATTCTCAGCGACAAGACAGACAAGACATTTCTTAATGAATGGAAGGCAAAGGTTGGTGCTGCTGAAGCGCAGAAGATCTCAACCTTTGCTGCCAACCGTGGCACTGCCATTCATAACATCTGTGAGAACTACCTTCTGAACGAAGAAAGTTTTCCTGATAAGGCAATGCCTTCCAACATCGACATGTTCAAGAAGCAGCTTCGACCTATAATTGACGCTAGGGTTGGTGTTGTTTATGGCATTGAGTATTTCCTTTATTCCGATCGGTTGAAGACGGCTGGTGCTACTGACTGCATCGCAGAGTTTGATGGCATCAATTCAATCATCGACTTCAAAACTTCCAGGAAGATCAAGAAGGAAGAATGGATCCAGAACTATTTCATCCAAGCCACGGCATACGCAATGATGGCAGAAGAACGGCTCGGTCTTGAGATACCACAGATTGCCATCATGATCGCCGTCGACGATGAGGCTCCACAGCTCTTTGTCAAGCTCAAGGAGCAGTATGTTCCCGAGGTGCTTGAAATTTTCGCTTGACATAATTCGCCTCAGAAGGTACAATGAAAGTTGGTCCGAACCAGGGGTGAAAAATGGCTTATAATAAAGCGTCAGTTCTTATCAGCCGTTACAATAAAGTCAAAGGTAAAGAGAAGTTTTTTCTTAGTAGAGATAAAATAGATGCCACGAATAAATGGGTTGAATACAGCTTAGACCTTCACGAACTTAAAGCTTTGGTTCAAGTTTCTGATTTCGAAACTCGGTTTGACTTAGAAAGAACAATAAAGAAAGTAGAAGCTAAAGTTGAGTGGATGTATAATCACGAAAACTTCGACATGAGTACAGCAACTACACTTTACCGCCGAGCTAAAAAGCTTCTAAATTACAATTAATACTTCCAAGCTGGACCTTAGCAATAGGGTCCAGTTTTTTTGTTTTGAGACCAAATTAGGTGTTGTCTTAATACCGGATCTGTCATAGAATGGGTTATAGGTTGAACAGGAGATTACCAGATGCTTAAGCCGTCCGCTTTCAAAACTGCTGCTTCCGCCGAGACTGCCGACATGATCTCTGCTTTTCTCGCTCGTGGTGGTGTTGTCACGTCCAAGCCTGATGCTGTGGCTATCGGTCTGCGCAAGACCAAGTACATCCGCCGTA